ACACTGCTATTGAGGTGGCCATTGTCCAGCGCACGATGTCAGTTAGCCAACTTTACGACTATATCAAGAATCCTAAAATTGCTAAAACAATGGGATGGAATGTTGATGCGGTCAAAAAGGCCATTTGGAAATCATCCACCAAGACCGACCAGTGGAAGAACTGGAACTCCCATTGGGAAGACTTCCAGCGTGAAGTTAAAGAGAATGATCTGTACGCTGGTGAGGCCGCATACCACAGGGCCAAACTTATTTATGGGTACAATCGTGAGTTTGACGGCAAATTCTCACAACTCATTGCATCCCGTGATTGTGATGACTTCCTCTACGAGCGAAGCGGAAAATACTCCAACGTCAACAATTGCTTTGTCATCTTTACCTACGGAGTTGGTCAGGGAACATTTCATACAATCAGGGGTCTTAAACAGAAGATCTACAACCCGATCCAAGTATCCAATCGTATTTTGTGTCAGGCCGCACAAGCAGCCATTACATCTGGATTGATTCAACTTCAAGGTGATGCTGAAGCCATTCAAGACTTCCAATACATCGAAGTCGGCCCGTATAGCTTTATACCTACAGGACTTACTCCTATCCAACTTCAGCCTCCTTCTATTGCTACACAAGGTCTTCCTGTGTATAGCCTGATGACTCAGACGCTTCAGAACAACACTGGAAGCTATCGTTCTCGCGGGCAAAATACCGATGGCCAAGCTCGCTCCGCTACTGAGGTTGTCCAGCAAGCCCGACAAGAATCAACACTCAATGCCGCTGCACTAGAGTTGTTCTACACCCCATATAACAAACTCCTCACAGAGCAATATCGTCGGGCAGTCTCTGCCGATCTTTCACAGTTGGACAAGGGTGGTAAACTTGCCATGGAATTCCGCGCCCGCTGCAAACGCCGTGGAGTATCCATTGAACGTATGCGCCAGTTCCTTAAAGTTACGGCAATGAGAGCCATGGGTGATGGAAGCCCCGTAATGACAGAAATGGCCTCCAAACAACTGATGGAGCTTTACTCCTTAATGGATGAGAAGGGCAAAGAGAACACCCTGCGAGCAGTGGTTGCTGGTATACCGGGTGTAGGATACCAGAAGGTGGACCTATTCGTTGCTAAAGGCCCGCCCCGTAAGGTTATCGACTTCGACATTGCCAACCTTGAAAACGGTAATCTACGTCAAGGTATTCAACAACTTGTCCACGATAGCCAAAACCATCCTGTCCATATTGAAGTTCATATCCCCCTCATGGCCGAGATCATCGATGCACATAAGCAGCAGCAGATTCCAGACGAGCAGGCAATGCAGATCCTTCGCCCGCTTTCCGACCACACCACTGAGCATTTGGTGATGTTCTCCACCAACAGCTTCCGAAAACAAGAGGTCAACGAACTCAAGCGTCAGCTTCAAAACGTCACTGCTTATGTGGATGAGTTGGAGCAACAAGTCATCAACAGGATGATGGCAGAGCAGAGCAAGATGCAACAGCAAGCGGCGGCTGGACCAGAACAAGGTGGCCAGCCCGATCCTAAACAAATGTTTGAAATCCAAAAGGGACAACTTAGGCTTGCAGAGATGCAGGAAAAGCGTAGCATGGCACAAGAATCCCATGCACAGAAAATGGAAACCATCCGCCAGCAAATGGCACTCAACGATTTGAAAACCAGAAGCTCTATTCTTGATAAGGTTGCACGACCATCCTCTGGTGGTCGCCCGCCAATGATTGAACAAGTAGCACCTACGGCATAACCCAATGGATTGGAATAACGCTGACGCCCGCGAATGGGCTAAAACGTGGGAAATGGACCACATGGTAAGGGGATTGAAGTTCTTGGCTAAACGTGTCCGCCCGCGCCGAACAGTAGGACCAGTGGCACAGGGGTTTGATCTATCCCCAGTATTTATCAAAAGTGCTGGGTTCTACGAAGGAAGCCAAGAAGTGCTTGACCTGATTGAAACCATGGGCAAGGGTGAGTATACAACAAAACCAAAAGTTGATTTCCCAGAGTCTTTCTCACACATTAAACCCGAATAATTTATGGCAAACGCAATCCTAAACTCGTCCCTTACTGGAGACGCAGACTTCGCTGGAGCCGTTTTTGGCACCTCCGAACAACAAGAACCTACAACTCCAGTTGAGACAACTCAGCAGGATGTTCAAAACGATGTTCCACGTGGAACAAACGACGATGAGAAGACCACTACGCAAGAAGCTCCCGAAGAAGAGAAAAAGGTCGCTAAAGTTAGGGAGCCAGACAAGAAGTCGAAAATTACCAAAGACCAAGTAGAGGCTACGCTAAAGAAAGCAACGACCAAGTCTTCTGATTCTTCTGAACAGGCTGCATCAGATTCTTCTGACAATGATCTACCAAAAAATCCCCATTTTGACGATAAGCCAGTTTCTGAAAAACCAGAGGGTGATGATTCCGAAAAAGGCATCTCCTCTTGGAAAGAGATCAAATCAGAGATGAAAAAGGCCCGCGAGGAGCGGGATCGTCTTAAGGCAGAACTTGAGGCCACTAAAGAAAAGGTGGTTAAGGTTGAAGGTGGTGAAGTTGATTATCTCCGTCAAGAGGTGGATAGTTACAAAACCCGCCTTGCCGAACTCTCCCGTGAACTTAAGGCCGCAAACTTTGAGCGTAGCCCAGAGTACGTTGAGAGTGTGAAAAAGCCGTTGGCTGGCATTCAGGGTGATCTAAAGTCTATTGCTGATGCTAATGATGCCGATTTCTCCAAACTTTGGCAGGCCATCACGGAGCCAGATATGCGGAAGCGTACTGACAGTCTTGAAGACCTTATCGGTGATTTTAAGCGCATGGAACAGCTTGAGGTTGTTAAACTTACTGAAAAGTTCCACAACTTGCGTGATTACCATGAGCGTTTCTCCAACGAGTCGGAGTCCATGGCAGAACAGCTTCGCGCCCGCAAAGCCCAAGAAGAGCAAGAATTCATTGAGAATGACCAGCGTCTACAGAAGGCTTTTACGGCCAACGCTTGGACCCGCATGGAAGACCGCTACGACTTCTTGAAAGAGATCGATGGACAGAGCGACTGGAATTCAAGTATCCGTTCCGCCCGCCAAGCAGCATCTGAAACCAATCTAGACAGGCTTCCTGTTGAGGATAGATCTACAATCTTGGCTAGAGCGGCAGTTGTCCCATTCCTTGAATCGGCCATCAACCACTACAGTAATAAACTCCAAAGCGTAACCTCCGAGAAGGATGCAAAGATTGCAGAACTCCAGCATCAACTGAAGTCAGCAATCGGTGCCACACCTAGCCTTGGATCTTCATCTAGCGACTCTAGCGACGATGACGATGATACTGAAGACATGGGTTCAGTTAACTTTGGCGCATCAATTATGGGCAGGCGATAAAAATATCGCTTGACATATTAATGCACTTGGTTTAAGAGTATCTCCAATGATCTAGTCTGGTTTGATCTCAGACGCCTGTTGGTGAGCGTTATCTCCTCCTAAGATGGTTTGCCGTCTAGAACCTACAGCGGCGTAGGGAACAGATTTCTTGTAGTGGCGTCCCGCCCAATGGCGAAGGCGATAAACATTACAAAAAAACGCAAAATTAAAATTAGGAGAAAATAACAATACTATGGCTAATCTGCCTTCAACGCTATCGTGTGACGCGATTAACGACAATTTCCAAAGGGAATCTGGACGTATCGCTCTCGGTACCTATCGTCTGGGTCTCTATAAAGATCCGTATCTTCGCTTCGTGTCTCAGTCGGCTTTCCCCGACAACATGGGCATCACCATCAAAAACACCATTGCCGCTCGTACTCGTGCGGTTGGCACTGGATGGGAAGATGTGAGCGTCAGCAATGGAACCAATGACTCTTGCTTGCCGCCCGTCAAAACCGTTGGCTACGCCTTCGATCAGAACACCTTCACCCTTCGTCATCAAGCGATTGAGTCAAGCTGGATCTGCTTGGAAGACGTTCGCACCAGCGCGTTCCCCGTTGACGATGTTAACAACTACATCAAAATCCTCTCCGACAACGTGAATGTCGAGTGGATTGAGCGTTACGACAACGACTACTTCACTCTGTCGCAGTCGAAGTTGACTGCTGCTGCTGGACTTCCTTCCAGCACTGGCTCGGCGTTTGCCACCACTGCTCCTACGAGCGTGATGACACCCGGTATCCTGCGTCAGATCTACGACAACCTCTATCAGGACAACGCTGGAGATGACGGCGATGCGGTGACGGACGATGGTTCGCCCGTGTTCAACGTCTTCGCTGAACGTGCGACGATTGAGAACCTTGTCAAACTGCAACAGGACGTTCGTCAGGACGTTCGCTGGAGTGATCGTGTGAACGACCTTCTGGGAGCCAATGGCGCGACCATGCTTCCCGGTAAGTCCTATGGCGGGTTCACCTTCCATAGCCGTCCGTTCCCGAAACGCTTCAACGATGGGCCTGCTGGAACGTTTGTTGAGGTTACACCTTATGTCTCTACTACCACAGCGACCAAGGGCACGAAATATGTCATCAACCCCGCATACAAGACGGCGAAATACTCCACCACGGTTGTGTTTCACCCGAAGGCGTTTGAGTGGCTTGTTCCCAACCCCAACATCAAAGTCGGCAAACTGAGCTACGATGCTCAGAACTATCGCGGCGACTTCCGCTGGGTCAACGAGTACCATCGTCAGTGCAATCCTGACAAAAACAGTGGTTACTTCCGCGCCAAGATGGCTTGTGCGGTCAAGAGCGTGTTCCCCCAGTGGGCATACTACATCTTGCACTTGCGCTGCAATCTTGCCAACGATCTGGTTGCTTGCCCAAGTGGCAGTGGCTACGGGTATTTGAGCTAGAAATTAACGCCATAACATAGCCGAAATCGATTGACAAAGTGGGGGTGGTAGCGTAAGCTGCCACCCTTACTTATTTATGAAGCAATACATTCAATTAAAACACGGCATAGCAATAATAGACCAACAAGACGATGATAGAATCAATCAATATAAATGGCATTCTGTAGACATGGATAAATCTGGAAGATATTATGTAACTTGTTCAATTAAAGGAAAAACAGTTTACATGCATCGAATGGTTATGGGCGCTCAATCTGGAGAAACTATAGATCATATTGATGGCAATGGATTGAATAATTGTAGTGAAAATCTTAGGTTTGTTATTCCGTCTCAAAATAGTATGAATCAAAAAATTCGTAATGATAATACTAGTGGCCATAAAGGAATTAGCTGGTGTCCTGATAGAGAAAAATATCAGGTGTACATCAATATCGACAGAAAACGAAAATCTCTTGGACGATATAAAACGATAGAAGAAGCTATTTATGTTCGCGACAAGTCTATAAAATCCAACTATGGAGAATACGCCAGAGATAATTCATCATTGCCAGAAAACACCGAAATAGAACCACAGAGGGCTATTCCTAGGACATTGCGGCGCAAGGGAACTAACAACTCGTCGGGCAAAACTGGAGTAACAAAACACAAGGGAAAGTGGAAGGCTTCTATCACAATTGATGGTAAGCCAAAACATATAGGAATTTTTTCAAATGTTGAGGATGCAATTGCCGCACGCAAGAATGCCGAGTTACAATATTTTTCCGATTATCTAAGGGATGCTGCTTGACTAGTTTTGTGATTTAAAGTAGTCTCCAACAACAACTAATCCAATCAGCTTTATGAACATCAAAATACCCGAAGGTTATACCCTGCCTGAAGACGTTAAAGACGGAGGCACGTTTGAAGAACTTGTCACGTTCAAAGTCGAGGGCAATGAACTGTACCCCACCCAAATCGCGGGAGTGGAAATTCCCTCCGATGATTCTGAGTCGGAAGCTGGTAACGAGGCCGAAACTGACATGGCACAAGAAGAGCCAGTGATGGCTGTTAGTGTTGGCATGGGCAAAGGAAAGCCCCGTAAGCAGGCTTCCAACCCGATGAAGGGCATGGGCGAGCGCATCATGGGCATGGCTTGATCGTGGGTCACTAGGGTAAGTCTATGGCCCTTCCTGCGCTCACAGCCAAGTTTGCAGAGATCGCCAGTCTTCCTAAGAAGGAGGTTCTGGCCCGATGGCTGGTTGCTAAAACTGGTACAGGATCAATATCTGAGTATTGGTCGCTACCAGAGAAGTACATCTTGGCCAATATTGCTGTTGCCTATGACCCATCGAAAACGCTATCAGATTACATCTCACTGAAGAACCAGTGGCTGTGGAGCGCGATTTACAACAAAGTATCAACCACCGTTGTTGTTAAAGATATAGAAATTGATTGGGATGAAACGCTTGGTCTTGGATATATTGCAGCAGCACTTCGTAACGACGATACGGCTGCGAGTGTTTTGCCGTATATTCAATGGTCAACAAGATATCAACTAGCATCAATCATAACATCTATTGAGCCATGAGTATTCAAGAAGTAAAGGAACAACGAGGAATCAAGTTGACCGTTAGCGAGTTTGTTGCTGGCTTTGCCCTAGTTGTTACACTTTTTTCAGCACTCAATGGATGGATTGTTCTTCCAGAACAGATGCGCCATATCAACTCCAACGATGCAAAGCAAGACGCAAAGATTGAAATGATGGAACGCACATCCGCCGAGAGGTCGGAACTTCTTGCCCGCATTGATGAGCGGACTCAGAGAATAGAAGAATACTTGCAAAGCAAGGGGCTCTGATCTAATCTCCACTCAATGAAAGCTCTATTGGCAAAGCTGGCTGGAATATCTTCGGCAATATTTAATTTCTATGCCCCGATTCTTAAACAGGCATTGGCAACTGGAGTTGCAGCATTACTTCCGATTGCTATTGATATCGTTAGGTCGTTGGCAGAAACCAACAAGACTGGCTCACAGAAGCGTGAGGCCGCTGTTAAAGAACTTAAAAACGAAGCTACCGACCTTGGGTTGAAAGTTTCGGAATCCATCATTCGCTTCACCATTGAGTCGGCGGTGCAGAAGCTAAAACTGGAGGACGAGATTTGAAAAACGCAGTCTTAAGGTTCTTGGTTTCAAAACTTGGTGGTATTCTTACCCCCATCATTGCTGGTCTTATCGGTGGGGCTATTGGGAAACTTGCAACATTTGACTCTAGCCTTGCCAGTAATGTCGATCAAGTGGCTGTGACGGGATTTGTGGTTTCATTTATTCTGGCAGTAGTCAACTATTTTACCAACAAGGTCCAGACCGATGGAATCAAGAGCATCCAAGCACTTGTTAATACGGATCAAGATGGGATCATCGGACCAATCACCTACACTGAAGTACGAAAGGCCATCCCTGTCCAGCAGTGATCAACCAACCATTAAATGAGGAACAATTAAATGCCATCTTCCAAAGACTTCATCCAGAGCCTTCCAGACAACGGTTCATCGTGCGGCTGCTACGTTCCATTCGATTCACAGTCAAAATTTCCCGAAAGGAAGGTAAAATTGCCAGTTTCCTCGGAATCAGAGGCGGCACGGATTTCTAGGGCATGGGACATTGGCAAAAAGTGCAGCCAAAGCGATGATTGAAAAACTTGCCGACATTGCCTTGTCGCAAGTCGGAGTAAAAGAAGTTGGTGGCAACAATCGCGGGGCAAAGATCCGCGAGTATCAATCGGCTACAAATCTATCTCCTGCTGCTTGGCCATGGTGTTCCGCCCTAGTTGATTGGTGTGTATCACAATGGTTGACCGATAGAAAGAATGTGAAGTGGTTGTCCCTGAAGGTATCCTCTCCATCGGTCTGGCGCCCTAAAACAGCGGCAGCATTCGGACTTCTTGACTGGGCTAGGAAGCACCCCAACACCACCACGATCTTGCCCGAAACAGCTACGGTACAGAAGGGGGATATTGTGGTGTTTGACTTCTCCCATACAGGTATTGTAATTGGTGGGGGAAAATTATTTATTCAATGCGTGGAAGGAAATACCAACGGAAAAGGAGAGCGCGACAGCGTGTCTGGTGATGGCGTATGGTTGAAGCGTAGAAACGTATCACTCGTAAGGAATTACATCAGAATCCATCCATCGAAAGTCCAATGAAAGAGAAGCAACAAGCCCGCCCAAAACACAAAAACAACAAGCCAGTTCAGAATGATTGCCCATATTGTGGGTCAGAAAAGATTGAACATATTCACATTAAGCATGTCGGATCAATGAGAGTATGCAAACAATGCCGAGAAGAATTTTGAAATGGTTGCTAAAATACAGTCTATCCTTTCTTCGTTTGGAATTGAAAACGAGGACGCCGCCCATGCCATTGCAGATTGGGTAGCTGCAAAAGATAGCGTAGCCAACAAACCTAAAAGCCTGATAGGGTCTTCAACCGATGAAACGCTACGCATGGTGGGCCAAGCACTCGCAGAAATGTTTGAAGCGGGATTTGCTGTTGTTACATACAAAGAGGGGGATGAAACCAAAAACGCATTTAGCAAGTTTGGCAATGATTATGCTATTGAGGGCATCATTGGTAATATCCACGACATTTTTTACTCTGAGGACGATGACGAAGATTTGGACGATGGAGACCTCAAAAAGGCTATCAAAGATTTATGACATATGATGAAGATGTACTATCCATTGCAACAAGACTCACTTCCAACGACAGGCAGGACCACTACGGCCCGCCCCATGAAGACTTCGCTAGGTCGGCTAAAATGTGGTCGGCCATACTTGGGGTTGATGTTACTCCCCAGCAATTTGCTTTGTGCATGATTGCGGTCAAGATATCCCGACTTACCGAAACCCCCACCCATAGAGACTCGGTAGTAGATATAGCTGGATACGCCCGCTGCTACGATCTCTGCAACCAATCCCAATGAAAAAAATAGCCATCCTATCGGACTTCCACTGCGGTCATAAAGTGGGACTAACCCCCAGCGGGTATTTGCCCGACGATCCCGCAGAACGCAGAGCAGGATGGATCAAAGCCAATAAAGCCTACTACCATTGGTTTAAACGCCACATCAACGCCCACGGCCCATATGATATAGTATTCATCAATGGAGACCTTGTAGACGGCAAGGGAAGCAAATCAGGGGGAACAGAGCTTATCACCACCGACATGGAAGAGCAGTGCGACATGGCCGTTAAGATTATTAGAGAGATCCCCAAGTCAAAGAGCTGTAAAATAATTATTACTAGAGGAACGCCCTACCATACAGGAAATGACGAGGACTGGGAAAACACCATTGCTGAGAGAGTAGATGCTAAGATTGGAGAACACGAGTGGGTGGACGTTGAGGGAGTGGTATTTGATTTGAAGCACCACCCCGCAGGATCAAGCTCAATTCCCCACGGACGCCATGGGGGGGTGGCTAGGGACCGCCTGTGGAATATCATGTGGAACGAGCGCAACATGCAGCCCAAGGCCGATATCTTTATTCGGTCCCATGTCCACTACCACAACTTCTCAGGCGGGCCAGACTGGCTTGCTATGACCACTCCAGCCCTTCAGGGCATGGGGTCGCGCTATGGGGCAAGACGCTGTAGCGGGATTGTGGATTTCGGATTTGTAGTGTTTGAGGTAAACAAAAGAAAATACTCATGGCAACCCATCGTAGCTCAACTAGAAGAACAAAAGGCAAATCTAATCAAATTGTAGTCGGAAGCTGGGACGATGCTTGGTCCAGAGAAAGTAGCCAAGCCACTACAATTGAATCCATGAACGCCGATGGGTGGAAGACCATACGTCAGGCTTCAGAGGCTATGGGGATCAACGCGAGTACCATAGGGTCAAGGGTTCGCAATGGATACTTCGATACTGTGCAGAAGCGAGCCTTGTCTGGCGGGTGCTACAGGATGGTTAATTTTATCAGACCAAAAGTTACCACTTGCCAATAGGGCATTTTTGGCTTCTCCAAGCTGTTTTCCATTTTAAAAAACATCCGCACTTTTTGCATCTTTTAGATGGCGCGTGGAAGAACTCACATCCTTCGCAGATTGCCAATCGCCTCTTGATCTCATCAAGATCCAGTTGGTTATTCCCCAAAAACCGCGATTTGACCTCGGCCCCAACTGCCGATGCGAGGTTCAAAGCCAACGTCTGCACGTTAGGGAAAGACACCCGCTCTTGTTCGATGGCTTGCTCGTATTCAATTTCATTAATAGGAGGTACGCACATATTCGGCCCCCATCGTTTCTTGGGGCAAGACGCGCAAGGATCTCCAAAATCAACAGCGCACTCACAACGGCAAGCATTTCGGCGTGAATTCACAATAGGTGGCGGCAATTGCGACAACATAAAGTTTAGGGGGCGCAGACGGGGCAATCGTCGGGGTTTGGGGTGGGAAAGCCGTTCAGCTTGCATCCTTGGCAACCGTTCTCGTCGCCCCAGTCGGGTTCGTAGCCTTCAACGAAACTGTATTTATATTCTACCGTTACATCAGTATTTTCGTCGGGGATCACTGTTTTTTCCGCACCGTAGATTATGTTGTCACAATCGGTGAACGCTTTATCTTTTTCGGCGTAGCAAGGATACCCGCTGCCCCGCCATTCGTAAGTGCCGTTTTCAACGAACGTCGGTTCTCCGTCTGTAGACCACCTACTATAACACTGAGCGGTATTACAATCTATCGTTCGTGCGGCTGTGCGCGGGGGGTCACCCGCAAAACCACTGTCGCAATCCTCATATTTGTATTTCTGTACTTTGTTTCGGAACCATACTTTTGTATAGCAAGTAAATGATGGGTACAGTTGCAATACTCGAAATTTTAGATGCAGCTTGCTTGTTATTACAGGGTTGTATGGGTCTATAAAGTTATAGGCGTTCGGCGTTGCTATCACGCCATGCTGGTTTTGTCCTCCTAGAAGTTCTGGAGTCTCCGTTGGTTGTTCGCATTGCGCGACACCTCCGAAGGGGTAAAACTCTGGAAAGCTGGGGAGCGTCTTCGGAGTGCAGAAGCCTTGTTCGTTTTCTTCGCTATATGTAACATTGACGGTGCAGGCTACAGCAGGTGAAACCTCGGAGGTGCTGGGGCACTGAAAACTGCCGCAACTAAAATTATCAATAAACGGACCTTTATCCTCCCCCTCTTCTAAGTCACACCAAAATAGCTGCCCAGTTGATGTGCAATCACTTCTTACAGTGCTTTCGCAACAAAGCCCGCCGCCAAGGCTTGCTGAGACGGTGCCGCTCCCACTTCCAGAGGTTGTCCCATTGCAATCTGTATTATATGTTTGAGTGCAGCTCTCCGATCCAGAGCAGTAAGCAGAAAACGTCGTTGTGTCTGTACGCGACCCAGAACAAGTAGTCTCCAAGTCGCAATTTCCATCTTCGTCTGTTGTGTATTGTCGCACCTGAGTGCGGCCATGAGTGCCGCCGCCGCTCAAGTCTTCCGTCGTTACAGTCAAATAACGCTTCGCCGCGCACTTCTCGGCTCTTGAGAGATCCGCCCAGTTGGGTGAACACGTTGTGGCGGCTGAAATGCAATTCCCCTCTTCGCCATACACCGCCTCGGTACTCGTACATGGCAATTCTCCACAAATGCTTCTATTGCACGATTGCTGAACCGATACAAAATCTAAATAGACGTAGGCTTGCTGAGACGGGGCAGTGCAGCAGTTACAGGCTGAATTAATTGGAGATGGGCCAGCCATAGGTTTTAAACAAGTTGAAAGCCAATAAACGTTCTGGTTTCAGAATCATGGAAGTCTATAAATTTTTCAACCATATCTTGTCATTGTTACCCCATAAAACGGGGCTTCTGCCGCAAACCAATTGCGACAAATTGTAGCATCTACAGATCCACATCCGTAGTTTGAAACTGAAGAACTATCGCCATTGTATTCATAGTAACCTAGTGTTAAATAAAAACTAGTATCGCTATTATCTGGAGTATTTGATCCTCCAGTGACATTAACAGATGTTACAGATCCAGTTGTTTGATTTACAACCACTTCAGCCCACACATCACCAGA